TTGAACGGGTTATCTTATATGTAAAGATTAATTATAATCTTTAACGGATTAACCTCCGTTTGCTCTACGGTTAATCCTTAATATATATAATATATAATTAACAGTTACCACAGTTATGCCGTCTAACGGGTACCGTTTATACATCGTTTTATAACCTCTACAGAGGGCAACTTTAGGGGGCACCTATGGGACGCAAGCCAGGAATTCAGAACATCCCTAAGCGCGAGGCGCAGGAGAAAGTTCTACTCCAACTAGAGCAAGGCTCGACCATAACAGCGGCTATGGCATCTGTGGGACGCAACGACGTCACCTTTCGCCAGTGGACAATGAATGAACCTGAGTTCAAGGAACGCTCCGACAAAGCCCGACTGGTCGGTAAAGGGGTTATCGCAGACCTAGGCGACCTGAAGGAAATCTCCTTCCCAGACTTCTGTGAGCAGTTCTTAGATACCAAGATGTTCCCTCACCACCTCAACTGGATTGACTTAATCGAGGGGCGCGAGCCGCGCTGGATACACCCTGCTATGACCTACGAGCCTGGGGCTGTCAACAGAGTGCTCGTCAACGTGCCACCTGAGCACGCAAAGTCTACGGTCATCACAACCAACTACGTGGTCTACAAGATTGTGACCAACCCCAACTCACGAGTCATCATTGTCTCTAAGACGCAAGGTATGGCACGCAAGTTCCTTGGTGCGATTAAGACAAGACTTAACCACCCAGCCTTTATTAAACTGCAGACTGCTTTTGGTCCAAATGGCGGATATAAGGCAGACGCCACTACGTGGTCTGCAGATATGATTTATTTGGGTACAGGACGCGATAGTGGCGAAAAAGACCCAACAGTTCAAGCACTAGGACTTGGTTCCCAGATTTACGGTGCTCGTGCCGACTTGATTATTGTCGATGACGCTGTGATGGGTAGCAACGCCCACGAGTGGGAAAAGCAGATGGAATGGCTTCAGAAAGAAGTTATCACCCGTCTTGGACGCTACGGTAAACTTATCATCGTAGGTACCAGAGTCTCACCGATTGACCTCTACAAGATGCTACGCGATGGCTCACAGTGGACTGGTGGCAAATCACCCTTCACCTATATGGCTATGCCAGCCGTTCTTGAGTTTGACGAGAAACCTGCAAATTGGAAAACCCTTTGGGCTAAAACTGACAGACCCGAAGGAGATGTGGACGAACCTGATGCCGACGGACTTTATCCGAAATGGGATGGACCCGCGCTCTTTACACGTCGCTCTGAGGTCGCTCCGTCAGTTTGGGCTATGGTCTACCAACAGGAAGACGTCCAAGAAGATTCAATCTTTTCACCTACCTGTGTCGCAGGCTCCGTCAACGGAATGCGAAAGCGCGGACCGCTAAAGGCTGGTAACCCAGGACACCCTAAGCACGTTGAGGGATACACCATCATTGGTCTTGACCCTGCTATGGCAGGTGCTACAGGTGCCGTGGTATGTACCTACAACAAGGCTGACGGAAAAATCTATGTGCTAGATGCTGTCAATATGACAGACCCTAATCCACAGAAGATTCAAAATTTAATCGAAGATTGGGTGGAGAAATACCGCCCTCAAGAATTGCGTATCGAAATCAATGCACATCAGAAAGCGTATGCGCTGGACGACCATCTACGAAACTTCTTAGCAGGTTACGGTACGCAACTGAATTCACACTTTACTGGTAAGAATAAGTGGGACACTTCCTTTGGTGTGGCATCTATGGCTACCCTCTTTGGTAATACTAGAGATGGCAGATTCCAAGATAACAACATTATCGAACTACCAAGTAATGAAGGCTCTGAGGGTTTAAAGACTCTTGTGCAGGAACTCATTACCTGGAAGCCAGATACTAGAAACCCCACTGACGTTGTTATGGCTCTATGGTTTGCGGTTATTCGCATTAGAGAGTTAATGCAAAAGTCAAGTCAAGCATCACAGTATCAAAGCAACCGCTGGGCAACCCGCGCTCAACAGGGTCGCAGGTATGCAGTCAATTTAGATGACGCATTTGCAGACCAATGGTCAAACCAATACGGATAGGAAAATAATATGGCAGGCTCAGGAGGCTCACGCGTACCTAACAAGCCAAGCAAAGGCTTGACAAAAGACGATTACATTTATGCAAAAGAGGTTGCTTACCAACCTGCTGAAAATCGTCAACAGGCTCTTCATAAGAAACAAGCACAGATAGACCTTGCTTATCTCAAGAAGAAGTATCCACAGATTCGTAAAAATTACGATGTAAAGGGTACCACTGTTTCTGTAATTAATAAAACATACAACGTATAAATATTTTTAAATCTACGATAGGACAATAATGGCATTATCAATGGAACAGGTAGCAGCAAGAGTAACCTCTTTGCGCTACCGCAACAGTGAGCGCGATGCTCGCAACCTTGACGTCCTTGCTGTCCGTAAGGGTCAAATCTCACAGGTTTACCCTGACTTCTTTCCAGATGGCGTAGATGCCAACGTAGTTGCTAACTTCATTGACGTCGTTGCACGTGACTTGTCAGAAGTTATGGCTCCACTGCCAGCAGTAAACTGCTCAGCAGCAAATTCAGTTTCAGACAGAGCGCGTACATTTGCTGACAAGCGTACCCGTATTGCGTCGAACTACTTCTCACATTCAGACTTATCAGTACAGATGTACTCAGGTGCTGACTGGTACATCACCTATGGTTTCGTTCCGTTCATTATTGAACTGGATGAAGAAGCAAAACTGCCACGTATCCGCATAGAAAACCCGATAGGTTCCTATCCAGAGTTTGACCGCTATGGACGTTGTGTGGCATTTGCTAAGAGATACCTAATGACATTAGGCGAACTCGTTACTCAGTTTCCAGAGTTTGAAAGGCAACTGCTTGGTGGTCAAGGCTACAAGCAAGACCTTAATAACGAGGTTGAGTTAATTCGCTATTATGACAAAGACCAATCAATCATCTATTTACCAACAAAGGAAGATTTAGTTCTTTCTAAAGTTAACAATCCTCTAGGTAAGATGATGGTTATTGTTGCACGTAAGCCATCCGTTGATGGTGAACTACGTGGACAATTTGATGATGTTCTAGGTATCCAGTTACTACGCAACCGCTTTGCATTGCTTGCAATGGAAGCAGCAGAAAAATCTGTTCAGGCTCCTATCGTACTTCCACAGGATGTACAGGAACTACAACTTGGTGGAGACGCAGTTATCCGTACTGCAAACCCAGCAGGTGTACGCCGCGTAGAACTCACACTTCCCCAAGGTGCATTCACTGAGCAGACATTGCTCAACCAAGAACTTCGTGTTGGTACACGTTATCCTGAATCTCGTACAGGTAACATTGATGCTTCAATCGTCACTGGACAAGGCGTGCAAGCACTTATGGGTGCATTCGATACCCAGGTCAAATCAGCACAGGCTATCTTTGCTGCAGCACTACGCGATGTTATTAGCCTCTGCTTTGAAGTTGATGAAAAGATTTATCCAGAAGAAAAAACAATTCGCGGTGTAGATTCAGGTTCTCCATATGAAGTCACATACAAGCCATCTAAGGATATCAAAGAAGACTACTCTGCTGATGTTCGTTACGGTATGCTTGCTGGTCTTAACCCAGCGCAAGGTCTTATCTTTATGCTTCAGGCACTTGGAGGAAAACTCATCAGCCGAGATATGGCTATGAGAGAACTTCCATTTACTGTAAACGTAACACAAGAACTTGAGAAGATTGAAATTGAAGATATGCGTGCCGCATTACTTGGTTCGCTTACTGCCTATACACAAGCCATTCCACAAATGGCAACACAAGGTCAGGATGCTTCAGAAGTAGTACGTAAGATTGCTGCGGTTATCAAGGCTCGTCAAAAGGGTCAAGCACTAGAGGACGCAATTGAAGCCACATTCGCTCCGCAGCAGCAAGTTCCTCCTGCTGGGGCACCACAAGCGGTTGAGCAAATGTCCCCTGCTCCCGAAGGCGTTCCAGCAGGAGGCGCTATTGCTCCAGAGGGCGAAGTAGGAATTGAAGCCCCACCAGCAGCACCACCAGACATTATGAGTATTTTATCAAGCCTTAGTGGCGCAGGAGAAGCAAACGCTAGCGTAAGAACCATAGCACGTAGATAATTAAGGTAGGGGACAATGACAACAATTATTGGCGTTGAATACGCAAATCGCTGTGTTGTTCTTGGCGATTCTCGCGTTGTAGGTGATTCAAAGATTTACTCTCATCCAGATATGGTTAAAGTTGTAACTAACGGAAACTTTATTATTGGAGCAGCAGGAGATGTACGAGCATTGCAGGTTATCTTGCATACTTGGAAGCCACCTGTTGCGATTGCTAAAGATAAAGAAAACCTTTTTCAGTTTATGATTGGCAAAGTTGTTCCATCTCTTAAGCAACAACTAACTGAATATGGTCTTTTAGAATCAAAGTCGGCAGACAAAGAGTTTGAACTTTATGTGTTAATAGCATTTAATGGAAACATCTTTGAAATTGATAGTGACTTTGCAGTATCTCGTAGCGAATCAGGCTACTACGGTATAGGTACTGGTGGCGATTACGCCCTAGGTGCACTATATGCAGGTGCTACACCTGAGCAAGCAGCATCTATTGCTGCACTAAATGACAGCAAGACAGCAGAACCATTTGTAGTAGAAACTCAATATAAAAAATGAATGAAGAGTTTCGTGAAGCAGTAGAAGATGCTCTACGTTTGTTAGTAGATAACGATTCTAATGGTAAAAATTATATCGCTTCAGGTTGGGTTTTAATATCCGAATGGGCAGATTACGAAGGTAACCGCTTTCTTCATACAGAAGTTAGCGAAGCAATGACTCCCTGGAATGCAGCAGGAATGATGCGTTTAGCAGAAGAGTACAATAGTGAACTTGAAGATACTTTATTAGAAGAAGAGGATGACCAGTGACTACAGCACCTGAGAATAGAGGCGGAGACCGTCCAACTGCACCTCAAAACAATCCTGCAAACATCTCTGCTACAGGTGGAGCAGGTGGCAAGGGCACTCAAGCACCTAAGTACATTCCAGGTATGAAGAGTTTAGGCTCAACAGGAGTAGCAACTATGGCACAACAGGGTGGCGCAGCATTGGCTGGTAACCCAGTTCCTCCAGTTCAAACACCTTCTGTCGACCCTATGGCATCAATGATGTCAGGACTTGTTCCACTAGATGCTGAATCAATGGATGATTTGCCAATCTCTGACGGAGTAGATATTGGTCGCGGTCGTGGCTCAGAGGCATTGCCTGCACGCTTGACATCACCTATCAACCAAGATGAAAACGTTGCGCTTATTAAGCGTTACCTTCCAGATTTGTTAAATGCAACTCGTCTTCCAGGTGCACCTGATTCCTACAAGCAGTTTATTAACTACCTGAAAAACCAGATACTTTGATGAGATGGGTAGAAAATAACTTCTTTGACCACCTAGATAAGTTTGCTAACTCTCTAGGTTATGAAAATTATGAAATAGCAATTCCTTTGGCAATGGTTCCTTGGGAGTCACCAGAAGATAGAGATATTTTTATCTTAACTATCACTGGTAACGAAGTACAAGGTGGCAGCCCCGATACATTTACAGCAGCGGAGGTGAAGTAATGCCGTTATGGGAAGACTTCATCAATTCTGTTAAGGGTGCCGCTAAAGGTATCTCGCAACTTCCTGGAGCAATTCTTGGAAATGTTGCGATGGGCGGAGCACAACTAGGTGCCGCACAAACATTTAAGGGTGACCCACGTGCTGCAGCCGCTGCAGGTATTGCTGCTGAAACAGGAACACAAAAGGCTTTGCAAAAGGCTGGTCTTGTAACCGTAGATGATACTACTGGAAAAGTAGTTGACCCAGTTCTCTACGCATCGCAGAAGGCTGAAGAGTATGTCTTTAGTCCTATCATTGCTCGTCCTATCTCTACAGCATTTTTACTTACCGACCCAAGCAGCCGTTTATACAAGGCTGGAGAATACGGTAAAGGATTTCAACCTTCAGATGTAATTGATGCGTATGAGCGTTCAGGTGATGAATATAAGATTGTTAATGGAGAAAGAGTTCTTGTAAGAAAAGGCGTTTCTCTTGGTGTATCTCTTCTTAAGAGTAATCTAACACCGCTTGGGACTTTTCAAAGTCTTATTCTTAAAAATGGTGGCATTGATGTTGAAGATGTTGATTTATGGGATGCTGAACAAGTTGAGAAAAACTTTGAAGAAAACACTCTTGGTCGTTGGATTACAGGAACAAACGACTTTTTAATTAAGAACGTTGCTATTAACGTAGCAGGTGCAGGTCTTGCGGCAGGTGTTCGTGCAGGTGCATTAAAGGCTGGTCTTAATACTCGCTTTCGTGTAGGTGACGTTAATGCTATGCCTGAGGCTGAAGATTTAATTAATCAGCATATTAATTTTCGTAAGTCTGGTGGTACAGAGGGCAACCTAACTGTCTTCGGACAAGACGTTGAAGACCTTGCTACTTCAGAAAATATTATTGATATTACAAGAATCATAAGAAAGCATAGTAACAATCCTCGTCTTCCTGCAATACTTAAGGATACAAAAGACCCAGAGTTTGTTCGTGATTTAATTTTGGCTGATAAGGCTTATGCTCCAGCAGTTGAGCGTCTTGCTGCTGCTGGTATGCGTGATGACTTATGGGTACTAGGTGATGGCAACCTTGTTATTCAGGGTAACTATGCAGCAACTGGAAAAGTTCCATCAATTACACCTGAGCAATCTGCTCGTGTTCTTGGCGCATTTGATGATGCCATTAAGAAGAACCCTAAGCATCAAGAGATTTATGACGCTTTCTTAAAGGAAGTTGAAGACCCAGTAACAGGTGTTAGGACAGTTGAACCTACATTCTTTGGTAAGAACTACAAACCAGCCGAGCCAGTCATTGGACGCGAAGCATTTGCTGCCGCACGTTCACGTGCTGGAAAGATTAAGACTTCTACTGTTGAGCGTGACTTCTCAAACGTTGGTGGATTCACACAGACAGTCTTGCAGAGCAAGTACCTTAATGGTCCATCTACTGTATTAATTCGTACACTTGGTACAATGATGCCTAAGGGTTTTATTACTAACTCTGGTGTACGTCCACTTAATGGTGTAGATGAGTTAATTGCTACCTTTGATGATGTTCCTTTGTTTACTCGTGGTGACAAGGTTCTTGTAACTCACGATGGAACAACCAAGACAGTCTCACAATATCGTACTGAAATTATTGACAAGTTTGTATCGGCAAAGACTGATGGTGAGCGTGCTATTGTTGTAAAGAATTTAGCACCTGAGTTAGTTCGCACCATTTCATTTACTCGTGGATTTAATGATACTAACTTGATTGACACATTTGTTGACAATCTAATGCAAGATGTTTACTCTGTTCACGGTAATCTATCAGCACGAGGAACAGCACTTGACCCAACTGGTGTCAGAATTGTTGTCAATCCTAAGACACAACGTCAGTTAGCAAACTCTTTACCGACTCTACCATTTGGCGAGTTTGACAGAATGATTGCTCGCGCTGCTCGCAAAAAGGAAAATATTGTCACTGGAACAATCCAGCAAGCAGGTGGCACTGGAAAAGATGCCATTCGTGCAATTTTTGAAGCAGGAAACAAAGCGTTCTCTCTTTCTGCTTTGTATCGTTTCAGTTATATTCCAAAGAACTCTATATTTGAGCCATTACTGAGTGCAACTATGGCTGAAGGTAGCAAATTTGCAAGTGCTATGTTTGGTCGAGCATCAAAACAAATTATTGAAAACAATATAAACGTAGTAATGCGTGGTATTGAAAAGGTTAAAACAATTGCACCTAGCGCAAAGAATGAAATCCAGCGTGAAGTAAAGGCTTTATCTGACCAATACAACATTGCTGTTAACAATAGAGATATTGTTTACGCTAAGTATGAGCAACTATTTAATGATGTTCCTGGTGTATCTCCAGCAACTAAGCGTGAGTGGGCAGATGTAGTTAAAGAAGACCTTCGTGCTGCAGAAAAGATGGTTGATTTCCTTGAGACCAAACTTAACAAATACACAGTTGAGTACGGCAAGCCAATTGATGTTCCATCTTTGTATAACTTAAAACGCAGAGTTGAAACCTTGAAGTCTGTTGGAAAAGAAATAGAAGCAAAAACTTCTACAACAACCTTTGATGAGGTTCTTAAAAAGAATCCAAATATTAGTGATTCTATGAAAGAAACTATTGGTCTTGTAAAAACAAATTTTCTTCAAAAATTTATAGAATTTGACCGTACTAAAGTTGATGCCTTTCCTAATAGTAAAGAAACAATTAACTCAATTGCAAAAGACTTAAAAGAAGGAAAAGGGTTTAAAAATCCAATTGTTGTTGAATATTGGGTTGATACTAAAGGACAACTTTCCTTAAATATATCAGAGGGTAATCATCGTTTACAAGCAGCCTTGGCTGCTAACATAGAAGAAATTCCTGTTAAAATTGTTCGTGGTTACGAAAGTGCAGATTTAATCAAACGCAAAAATGTTGGTGTTGAATCTCCAATTAAACCAAATGAATATAATTATCTTCCAGGCAATCTAAATCCAAAAGATATTTTGCCATCAACAGCATTTGCTAAAGCAAAAATTTCAGAAGAAGCAAACATTGCTGCTCGCTATGCTAGTGAAATCCGTAGCGCAGAACTACTAATTGCTAAGGCATCTCAGACCATTAATACTATGGCTCCAGAGATTAACACCTTAGATGCAGCAATCGCGTCTGCCTATAAAAATATTAATGATTCTTTACAAGAACTTGCACCAGCAATCAAGAAGCGTGGAGAGATTTTCTCTGTTTCTGAAGGTCGCTATATTAAGAAACCTTTACTCCCTGAAATGCAAAAAATTGTTGCTGCTAATGGTCAAGTAATTGAAGTGCCATCTATGAGAAATCAGAATTATCTTGGAGATGGTTACTTCAGCGAAATTGCCAACAACAATACAAGAACAATTGAAGTTCTTGGTAACAAGGCAACTGTAGCAAAGTTTAATACTATCTTTAGAAATGGTCCACAGTCAATTACTAATGTGGCTGACCCACTCTACTTTGATGAGTTGGCTTATGTAGTCAACAATTTTATGCGTGGAGATATGCTGGTTGACCAGGTTCTTGCTGGTATCCCACGTGAACGAATTCTTGCTTGGGCATCTACAGGTCAAGGTCGCTCTTATGCTAACTCAATGGGTCGCCCTGTTGACCAGTTGACAGATATGGTTGATGAAGCATTCTCTTATGTCAATCGTTACCTACCAACTCGTGAAGCACAGTCATTAGCCTCTGTTGGTCCAGTAAAGAAGACAGACCTAGAACAGATTTTGGCTGACAAGTTAGACCAAATGGTTGGTATCCAGCCACTTGATGTTCCTTATGGTCGACCAACTACTGGAATCAAAACTTTTAACGCAGCAACTGATGCTCTTATGGCTAAGGCTTGGCGCGGAATGGTTTTCCCAGAAAACGCTATCCGCGAAGTATGGGGAACTATTGACTTTGCTAAGCGTATGCAAGAAAAATTTGATATGCTCGTTGCTCAAGGACAGCAACCTACTCTTTCAACTGCTTTAGCAATGCGTCAATCAGTCGCAGCAGAAATGGTTGAAAATGTAAGTAGAGTTTTCTACACAATCCCACGCCAACAGCGTGCACTGTACTTTGCAAGAGTGCTAACAACATTCCCTAATGCTGCAGCATCTGGTATCTACCGCTATGGTGGATTTGCTGCTAAGCAACCTGGACGTATGGGTGGATTCCTTAACAGTTACTATGGGTTATACAACTCATTTGGTGTAGATAAGTTTGGTAATCCAGTTGAAAACCCTATGGAAGCAGAATATCTGCTTATTCCTGGTACAAAGGAAATGGGTTTGAACGATGGCAAGGGTGTAATAATCAGTTCTCGTGCAACTAATTACATTGCTAACCTACCTGGTCCATCATATCTAGTTCCAATCTTCTTAGGTCGCGCTCTAGGCTGGAAGCCAGACACAAACGATGAGATTAAGAAGACAGTAAACAAAACTGTTGGAAAGATTCCTGGTTATTCGTTTGAGGAAATGTTCCCATATGGAATTGAAACAGATTTAAAGACTCAACTAGGTCGCACATTTACACCTGCTTGGGCACGTAATCTATTTACTGCTTTAAACAAGAGCACAACAGATGAGATGTGGGTTATGTCCCTGCTATCTGAGGCTAATCGCCAGCAAGTTCTTTACGAAATGAAGATAGGCCCTAAGCCTACAGAAGAAAGCATTCGTAAGGGTACAGAAAGTATCTATCTACGTAAGTTCCGTACACAGATGTTCTCACTTTTGGGAACACCTCAGTATGTTGAATCTCGTCCAGATGCTTTGTTCTCTGACTATTACTATATGCTTTTGAATAAGTATAAGGCTCAGACCGACTCTAAGACTGGTAAGCCACTTACTGAAATGCAGGCATCTACGCTAGCAGAAGATGAATTCCAGAAGCAGATGCGCCTTGCAGGCGGCGGAGACTTCCCAATGGACCGTCTGTTTACTAATGCTCGTGATAAAGCAACTTACATACAGCCAAGCCAAAAGGCTTATAGCCGTATCTATCAAGATTTCTCTGGTCTTGCTAAGCAATTAGAACGTCTTGACCCATCACTTGTTGGGCTAATGACTGCTGACCTACCACGAGATTACGATATACAGATTAGCAAGTTCCTTAACGACCCTAATGCGACTCTTCCTGGTGGAACAGTTCTTAACAGTCAACTCAAGACACCACAAATGGTTGAGGATGAACTTACCAAATCACGTCTTTGGAAGGCTTATACAGGATTCAAGGATGATTTAAATGCTGCAGCCAAGAAGGCTGGGTATGCAAGTTATCTAAGTGTTCCAGAATTAAAAGAACAACTTAGAGGATACGCTGAAACTCTTGGAGAGGTAAGCCCTCAGTGGTTTATTGAATACGGCGGCGGCGGTGCAGCAAAGGACACAGCATTTTCACAATCTGCTGGTCTTAAGACAATTCTAAAAGATGAAGAATTTATGAAGAAGTTTGGAAATACACAGTTCTGGACTCACGCTAAAGCATTTATCGAATACAGAGAGTCTTTTGGCAAGGTTCGTAGTGATGCTCCATCAGGATATAAGACTAAGGTTGAAGAAGCCTGGCAGAATTATCTTGAAGAGAGCCTTACATTGTGGGACCCAACATTACAAAAAATGATTACACGCTACTACAGCAACGATAAGTTGAATATAAAGGAGCCTAAGAAATGACAACAGCACCAGAACCACCAGTCATTGTTGTTCCTAAAAAGGAAACCAAAGGTCCAAAAATTACCTATATCTGGATGCCAGATAAAAACGGTAACTTAGTTAAGGCTGACGCATCTGTAGTAAAGAAGTCATTTGCCAAACTGCCAGGTAGTGCACAAGTTGCTCTTACCCAGTATCTACTTACTATTGCCAACAAGCAACCAACCGATGTCGCTCGTCAAGCGCTATGGAATGACATCGTAGATGGTGCTATTGCTTCATTTAAAGAAGGTAAGAAGCAAAGTCCTTGGGACGTTCTTGATGTTCTAACAAAGAACTCTCCAGCAGTAAACGGCGAGAGCGTAACTTACACAGCCTACGATGATATTACAGCAGCCGCATTGCTGAATCAAATTGCTAAGACTATTGGCTTTGA